TACCGGAGCAACAGGAACAGTTGCGGTCCATGCTACCGCCACGCAGACAAGAGCGATAGACGAAGGCACTTACTACTATGATTTAGAAATTACCGCGCCCACCGGCGTAGTAACCCGATTAGTGCAAGGGCAGGTTGTTGTGAGTGCGGAAGTGACTCGATGAGCGAAGATGTAATAGTAGTTCAACCGGTAATCAATCAGATTACTGTCGCAGCTCCGGGTCCGCAAGGTCCGGCTGGAGCCTTCACGCCAAGCGATATCGCTTATACGCATACGCAATCAGTATCAAGTGCGACATGGACCATAAATCATAATCTAGGCTTCCAACCGGTAGCAGTTGTATTAGACTCTGCCGGAACTCAATGCGAAGGCGCTATTTCTTACCCAAGCGTTAATCAAATGGTGATAACCTTTACAGGTGCTTTCACCGGCGTAGCATACATAGTTTAGGAGAACACACATGGCACGCAAGTTTCTAGTTTCAATAGATTTAAGCAAGAACGAATTACAGAACGCGGCAATACAGAACCTTGCTTCGGCTCCTGCTGCTCCTGCCACCGGGCAGATTTACTTCAACACAGTTGATGCTGCGCTTTATATCTACAATGGAACGCGTTGGGAAATTGCCGGTAACGCAATTCTTTCCGGGCTGCTTGCTTCTCGACCATTGGCAAACGCGGTAGATGCTGGAACTATTTTTTATGCTACCGACACTTATCTTTTTTATTACTCAGACGGATCTACTTGGACACAGACAAACGCGTTCGGAACCGTAACTGCGCAAACTTCTTATGGTGCTTCTAGTGGTAACGGATCCGCGACTACTTATGCTCGCGCAGATCACACTCACGGAACTCCGGCACTCGGAACTTCAACGCCAAACGCAATTTCCGGAGCAGCTGGAGCAGCTGGATCCGCGAGCGTTCCTTCGAAAGAAGATCACACACACGCTTTCACGCCAAGTCAAGATCTCAACATGCAAGGCTTCAAACTCGGCAACTTGGCAACACCAACAGTAAGCACAGACGCAGCTACTAAGCAATATGTTGATGATGTTGCGCAAGGTCTAAATATTCACGCAGCTTCCTATGCCGCAACTACCGCTAACCTTAACGCGACTTATAGCAACGGCACTAGCGGCGTAGGAGCAACATTAACTAACGCTGGAACGCAAGCTGCTTTCACTACTGACGGCACAACGCCTTCGGTCAATGATCGTATTCTTGTAAAAAATCAAACTACTACTTCTCAAAATGGTATTTACACACTTACCACAGTAGGTAGCGGATCTGTAAACTGGGTGCTTACTCGCGCAACCGACTTCGACACCGCAGTAGAGATCGCCGGCGGTGACTTTACTTTCGTAGATAACGGAACACTTAACGCCAATACAGGCTGGGTAAATGTTGATGAAGTAACAACAGTAGGCACAGATCCTATTGAGTTTCAACAGTTCTCCGGCGCTGGAACTTATACTGCTTCCAACGGCGTATTACTCACCGGAACTAACTTTACTTTCGCCCCTAGATCCGGATACGGCTTACAAACAGGAGCAAGCGGCGCAGAAATCAAACTCGCTACTACTTCCGGACTTAATCTATCTTCTGATCTAGCAGTAGGCGCTGGTAATGGTATTTCAGTTCTTACCAACACAGTAGCCATTGACTCAGCAGTAGTCGTAAGTAAGTACGCAGCCAATGTCGGTGACGGATCTGCTACTTCTTACACAATCACACATAACCTAAATACTCGTGATGTAATAGTAAGCGTCTATGAAGCAAGCGGATCATACGCAGAAGTAGTTTGCGATGTTTTGCATGCTACCGCCAATACTGTTACGCTCGCATTCTCTGTTGCCCCTACACTCAATCAATATCGAGTAGTCATACACGCATAGTAAAAAAGGGAGATACACATGGGTCTTCGTGACCGTATCGCAAAGGCATTACTGGCTGGAGACTTAGACAAGAAGCCAAACCTGCCGGCTGGTGCTACTACCATGTCGGAAAACGATATGCGTAACGCAGCTCTTAATCAGATTGCGCAGAACTACGGCAACTCGAACCCATTACCGCGTAACCCTTGGTTGAACATGGTTCCGTTCGGTCCGGGTATGCCGATTACTCCGGGAGCAATTAACCCTTTACGCCCTGACGGCAGACCGGATCCGCGCCGCTACGAATACCAAGTAGCGCAAAACATCAACATCACCGAAACACGCCTTGTTCCTTTTAAGACTCTGCGAGCTGCGGCAGATCAGATAGATATTTTGCGGCGTTGTATCGAAGTATTGAAGAGCAAGATTACTGGGCTGGATTGGGATATTGTTTTAGGAACAGACGCTTCCGAAAAGATCGCAGCAGAGTCCGGCGGGGATCATGTTCGCGCTATGGCGAAGGCTCGCCAAGAATATACCGATGAGATTAACCGCATTAGAACATTTTGGGAGAACCCGGATAAGGCAAACGGGCTTACCTTTTCGGATTGGTTAATGATTGCTTTAGAAGAGATCCTAGTTATTGACGCTTGGGCAGTTTGGCCACAAATGAGTGTCGGTGGAGATCTCTACGGCTTACAGATCCTTGACGGATCCACAATTAAGCCATTACTGGATGATCGCGGTATGCGCCCTATGCCGCCTAACTCAGCTTTCCAACAGATCCTATACGGCTTTCCACGCGCCGAATTTACTGCGAATGACGATGATCCGAAGGCAGACGGCGAATTTACGGCTGATGACTTGGCTTATATGGTTCGTAATCGCCGCACAATTAGCGTATATGGGCAATCTCCAACCGAGCGAGCGCTACCCCTAGCCGATATTTACTTGCGCCGCCAACAATGGATTAGAGCCGAATACACAGACGGCGTATTGCCGGAGCTGATGTTCGAGACAGATGCTACTTGGGGAACTAATCCGGAGCTGCTACGCGCTTACGAAAATATCTTTAATGACGATCTATCCGGGCAAACCGAACAACGCAAGCGCGCTCGCTTATTGCCTAGCGGTATGAAGCCGGTTCAATACGAAGGCTATGGCGAGAAGTTCAAAGACACGCTCGATGATTACTTGATTACTTCGATTTGCGGACACTACGGAGTCCAACCGGCAGAAATCGGCTTTTCTCCTAAAGGCGGACTCGGTGGCGCTGGATTTGAAGAAGGTAGGGCTTCGAGCGCAGAAGCAATCGGTGCGCAACCGCTTGTAAATTGGATCAACAGAATGCTAACTAATCTTTCTTACACTTATCTCGGTATGCCACGCGAATTAGAGTTTAGAATGATGACTTCTAAGCGACTAGATAACGAAGAAAACGCTCGCAAGGCTCAGATCGAAGTTACAAGCGCCGGTAAGACTATCAACGAACGCAGATCCGAAATGGGCTTGCCTTTACTAGATACTCCGCAAGCAGATATGCCGCTATTGGTTGGTGGCGCTGGGATTTATCTATTCTCACCTGACGGCATTATCAATGCTGCTGATGTTGTGAGCGCTCCGGCTCTTGCTGGACCCGAAGCAACTCCGTCAGCTCCGACTACGGAAGTAGGAGAGAAGCCGCAGGTAGAGCCAAGCGCTGAGCAAGAAGAAACAATAGAAGAAGAAGTCAAGGCATTTCTAAAATGGGCAAGTAAAGGCAAACGCGCTCGCCAATTTGAGTTCTATGAGATAGATCCGGTAGTAGGAGAAGCGTTAAATCGTTGCGCGTTCGAAGGAGATCTCGATACCGCTCGATCTATTGCTAAAGCGTATATCTCATGATTTGGGGCGCTCATCAGGCAGACGGGCGCATAGCTGCGAATAACGCTCGAAAGATCCGAGCTGCGTTGGGGCTGGAGATCAATGCCCGGCAAGTGTATGACCGCTATCTTGAAACTCAACCTACCGTAAGCGACAACATAGCCCAAGATCGAGCCAAAGCCCGCGCATGGGCGATGCTAAATGTCGGACTTAACGAAGACGCTTTATACCAAGTCTTATCTAGGCTATGGGCTGAAGGCGTGGTTACTGGATACGCGGCTGCGGAAGAACTGATAGCACAACTAGAACGCCGGAGATCTCGTAAGATCGCTAAAGAAAACACTTATATTGATTGGGCAAACTGGAAGCCCGGTGACCTAGCTGCTGCGGCGCTGGTCCGACCTAAAGGCGCTTTAGCACGCTTACTGGAGCAAGCTGCGGTTAGCATTAGATCCTTAGCGAAAGAGACTTACAATGAACTCGGAACAGCAATTGCAGACTCTTTGGCGGTTGGCTTGTCTCCGGAACGCGCAGCCAAACTCATTAACGACAAGATCCGGAACCCAAAGCGATCTCTTACTATTGCGATTACTGAACTTAACCGCGCTATGTCTGCCGCCGCAATCGAACGATACAGACAAGCCGAAATAGAATATATGGAGTGGTCGGTTAGCGATCCTTGCCCTATTTGTGCGCAGAACGCTGGTCAAGTAGTTCAAATGGGTGGAACATTCAACTCCGGATCTACGCAACCGCCCGCACACCCAAATTGTCGATGTGTTTTATTACCGGTAATTCCGGAGTATGACGATAACGGGGTCATAGATGTCGCGCCTAAAACTGCTAAGATTACTGCCCAAGATCTTGCTCGATTAGACGCAGCTCTTGAAAACATAGAAATAGAGTGGGTGAATTTATAGTGGCAGACAGTTTTGTTCCACCCGCCGGAGCTGCTGCTGCTGCGAAACGCGCTATCAAATGGATCGAAGAAGGTAAGGCTGGATCCGGATTTACTTCTACGGGTAGAACTCGCGCAGGACAGATTGCCCGCCGCGAAGCAATCAGTAGAGATACGGTTATGCGTATGGTGTCGTTCTTTGCGCGACATGAGCCGGATAAAAAGGCAGAAGGCTTTAGCGCCGGAGAAAAAGGTTATCCTTCTCCCGGTAGAGTTGCGTGGGATGCTTGGGGTGGAGATGCTGGAAGATCTTGGGCCAATAGAACTGCTGAGTCAATTAGAAATAAGGAGAAAGCACCAATGACCGATTTAACTACTTCGTATTTTGCGATTGAGAAGGCAGATCGAAACGCTGACGGAACACTTATGGTGTATGGCAAGGCTACCGATGACTCAGTTGATATAGATCAACAAATTTGTGACGCTTCTTGGCTGGACCGCGCTATGCCTGATTGGTTTAAGACCGGCGGCAACATTCGCGAACAACATAGTTCTATCGCAGCTGGAGTTGCGAAAGAATATGAAGCCAAATCAGACGGGCATTATATTCGAGCGCTGGTCGTAGATCCGATCTCAGTTCGCAAAGTAGAAACCGGCGTTCTTAAAGGCTTCTCTATCGGTATTAAGAACCCACGCGTAGCCCGCGACAACAAGGCTGCCAACGGAAGAATTATTGACGGGCAAATTGTAGAAGTATCGCTAGTGGATCGCCCTGCTAATCCGAACTGCCAATTAGTTCTTGCTAAATCAACTTCCGCAGACTCAACTCTAATTATGGTAGAAGATCTAATAGAGAAGAAGGAAGAGCCGGATTACGAAAGTATCAATGTCGGTGGCGCTGGATCCGAACCCGCAGATAAAGAACTCTATAACCGCGTTAAGGCAGAAGCCAAGGATAAGTTCGATGTTTATCCTTCTGCGGTAGCCAACGCATGGGTAGTCCGAGAGTATAAAAAGCGCGGCGGTAAGTATAAGAAAAAGACTAAGAAGAGCCTTACTAAGTGCTTAGAGTGCGGTTGTAATCAACCCGAAGTAAGCCATGGCGGCGGTCCAACACTATTGCCTGACGGCACTATTACCGCACACATGAGTACTGCCGACATTATTTCCCCTACGGAAACACCAAAGTTTGCCCTACAATCAGACAGTAATCTATCGACAGGAGCGGATCCAATGGAGCAGGTTAAAGAAATATTAGATCTTTCCGCCGCCTACAAGAACGCAGACCTGCTAAAGTTCGACAAGAAGACATACGACACGGCGCGTACGGCTCTCGCTCAACTCATTGCTATCGAAGCAGAAGAAATGGGCGCTGGATCGAACGAAGAAATGTCGTTACAACATTTACTATCCGCAGTACATCACCTTTTTGCTTGGTACGAAGGTGAAGAAGCAGAAGGAGAGATCATGCAGGAGACAGAAATCGAAATGGCTGCTGGAGCCGATAAGAAAGATATGAAGCCAAAAAAGGGCGAATCACTTAAAGAGTTTAAAGCCCGTTGCAAAGAAGTCGGCATGAGCGACAAAGAAGCAATCGAATGCTTCGACAAATACATGGCGGCAGATAAAATGGAAGACGAAGATAAACCGGCTAAGAAAAAAACCGACAAAGAAGATGACGAAAAGAAAACCGGTCATAAGTCGGTAGAGTCCGAAGACGCAGCTCCGGAAGCAGTAGAACCGGATGTCGTAGAAGAAGAAAAAGATAATTCTGATGATGATAAGTCAGCAGATGTAGAAGCCATAATCGAGCAAGTGGTAAAGAGTGCAACCGAGTCTCTACGCAAAGAGATTGCTGACTTAGTGACCGCAACAAAGGCGGCACAAGAGAAAGCATCTACGCTGGAATCCGAGTTGGCTATTGCCAAATCTCTCGCGGTGGCTGGTGGTCCGAAACGAACAGGACACTCAGTTGAGCAATCAACAGATTTACTGGTTAAGGCTGCCAATTACAAAGCGAAAGCAAACGCAACAACCGACCCAACACTAGCCCAAGGCTACAAGCAGCTCGCGCAAGAATTCTTCGCAAAAGCAGCCGAAGCCAACAAGCAGTAAAGACGAAAGGAAACACAAACATGGCGGAAATGCCACGCGCAACCGATCTGTTTGGTGACGCTTCTCCAAGAGAAGCCGCAGAGCGCCACGAAGAATACTTAGGAGAACTTAATAAGTCTCTTGCTAATTCTTCAAGCGTTCCCGGACAAACACCAACACAAGATCCGCTTGCTGCTATGGAAGCACTAGCTGCTACCAAATCACTTACCCCTGACGCGCTCGCTGGACTACAAAACGCGCTATCAGCACAAAGAGTTGCTATGCAAGAGATCCAAAAGGATATTACTCTTACTAGCCCACTCTCAACATCCTTCGCAGCCTTCGATCTCGAAGCACCTGCTAAGTTGCTCACTCCACGCCCAACACCACTTCGTAACCGCATTCCGCGTAAGAAGGGCGTTGGTACCTCACACCGCGTCAAGAGAATTCTTGGCTACACCGGTACCGGTACTGGCGGCGTAGGAAATACTTGGCCGGGAATTACTGAGTCAAGCACCGCAACATTCGGATCTATCAACTATGAGCGCGGTCCAAAGATCTCGTACTCAGCAGATGATCTAGTATTGCCATACAACTCATACTCTCTATCAGATAGCGTGTCATTTGACGCTAACTTCTCAGGTTTGGGTTATCAGGATCTCCGTCAGCTATCAAGCACATCCACTCTATACGCAACAATGCTTATGGAAGAAAGAATGATGCTTATGGCACGCGGAACCGCAAGCGGTTACTCAGGCGCTCTCACAGCTCCTACCTTTACCCTTGCTTCTCCTGTTGCTTCCGGATCTCAGACTGCTCTCGCAGCTAATACCTACTATGTGAATGTCACCGCTGACGCTGGTATTTCCGGCAACGGCTTTGGTGAGTCAATCGTAGGAACAGAAGCAAGCACCGCAGTAGCATCCGGCGATGTTCTAACAATCACAGTATCTACTGCGGTTGCTGGAGCGCTTGGCTATAACATTTATGTTGGTACCGCAACAGGTAACGCCAATGTGAAGTATCAGGGAACTCTAAAGGGAACAGGAACCTTCACAATTCAAGGCGCTACTGCTACCGGTCTAACTGGAAATAACGCAGCTTTCACTACATCAGGAGCAGCCGCAACCCGCGCAGCAGCAGATACTTCTGCTTACTCAACCGGTTATGACGGAATTCTCCCAACAGTATTGGGCGCAAACTCCGGTTACAACAACTCAATCAACTCCACTTTCAGCACCGCTAATCCGGGCAGCGAGTTCCAAACAGTATTCGCTTCGCTCTATCAGTCAGTTAAGGCTGATCCGGACCTAGTATTGCTAAACGGAAATGATCGTAAGCAGCTCTCTGACGCAATCAAGAGTGGATCTACCGCTAACTATCGCTTGGTCATTAATGATCCGGGCGAAGGCGGAACAACATACGGATCTATTGTTACTGGACTTCAGAACGAAGTTACCGGTAAGGCAGTAGATCTTATGGTTCATCCTTGGCTAAATCAGGGTGTGGCTCCGGTCCTATCCTTTACTCTGCCAATCCCTGATACCGAAGTGTCCGATGTTTGGGCTAACTTCTTAGTTCAGGATTACATGGGTATTCAATGGCCTGTAACTCAGTTCAGTTACGACTTCTCAACTTACTTCCGTGGCACTTTCTTCTGTACCGCTCCTGCTTGGAACGGCGCAGTATCAGGAATTATCAACGCATAAGTAAGGCAATAGGGGGCGCGACACATTTGAACAGTCGCGCCCCTTATTTCAGTTATCGGGGGCATATATGACACGCATGGTAGCGCCGGATCGCGGCGTTAAAGAAACAGTAATTGGCGCATCGAAATACAATCCGGACAAAGGCGGGATCTACAATGTAGATAACTCGCGGCATGTTAATGCAATGAAAGCAGAAGGCTATTTTGAAGCAGCTCTTAATCCGCACGCTGCTGGAGACGGCACACGCGGCTTTTGTTGCGTAGAATGTGGCTTCAATGGTTGGTTCCGCAAGTGCGGGCGCTGCGGCGTAGAAGCAGTAAGTCCGCCACCAAGAGACGGAGAGTAAATGGCTACCGGAGTAACAACAAATACTTTCTCGGAGAACTCTTACTTAACTATTGCCGAATACAAGAACGCTCCGACTAGCATTGATTACGATAATCTCGTAGTAGGCGGTAACGCCAACGCCCAAGACGGAGAGCTGAGCCGCGTTATTCTTCGCGCTTCTTCCTATCTTGATGAATACCTTAATCAAAATCTAGTAGCCGATACTCAGACCGAGACTCAACGCACCCGTATTACTCCGCAGGGCTATGTCTCGCTACATCCAAACCGCAACCCTATTATTTCTTTAAGTTCTTTCGAATATGGATCCGATCCCAACGGCTTAATCGCTATGTCGGATCCGAGTCAATCTTGGTTCGAAAATCAACAAATCATTATTCCGCTTTCGCAGCTCTCTACGACTTATTCAAGCGCTGGACCGCTTGCCTTCGGTGGAAATCTAGGATCTCGCACTCAGATCTATTGTAAATATACCTATGTCGCGGGCTTCGTCAATACAACGCTGGCTTCTGCCGCGAACGCAGCCGCAACTTCTCTTACAGTCAATTCCGGAGCAGGAATACTTGCGGGCGCGCAGCTCCGAATCTATGACGGGGCAAATCAAGAGACAGTAACAGTAGCAAGCACCTACACCTACGGATCTACGACAGTTCCGCTAACTGCTGGACTTTCCTATGCTCACGCAGCTGGAGTCGCAATAGGCAATATGCCCAACGCAGTCAAAGAAGCAGCGATCCTAATTACTACGGCATTGATTAAAGTGCGTGGCGATAACTCAATGACTATGAACATTACTACGCAACCGAGCGCAAATCTATCTACCGGAACAAGCCGCTACGGATCCGAAATACAATTAGCGCTAGATATGGTAGATAAATACCGCAGGGTCCGATAATGGCAGGGCGCACCGGAGTTCGGCAGCAGCTCTCGGAGTTTATTTCAAACCCGCCGATAGCCACGCTCAATCAAGTATTCACTTCTTTCCCGAAGCGCATTAACTATCAAGTCAATTCGCAGCCCGGTCAGTTATCGCGAGCTGCCGCAGTAGTTTTTATTCAAGCCGAAGATGAGTCACGCATAGCGGTAGGCGGTGCTACGAACGGCTGGAAACGCGTAGATTACACAGTAATTGTTCAGATCTATCAGCACTCGCTGGAGCGCAATAGCGAAAACGCGATGACGGCATTTGATACCCTTGTCGATAATATCAAGGATAGACTACGCAGCGATCACAACTTTGGGGATACTACGGGAACGCTAGTATGGCAGGGAGCCGAACCCCGTATCTCAGCTCGATACGGCGAGCCGGCAACTTCGCAAGAAGGCGCTACGGAAACCTACGCTGAGATAGAATTCGTTGTTACCGAGATGATCCAAGCATAAGGAGCATGATGAAATATACATATAACGGAACAGAAGAACGCGTGTTCCCAACGCTAGGGATCACAGTTAAGCCCGGACAAGAGTTTGACGCGCCTGAGAATTTCAGCGCGGCAGATGTAACTCCTGCTGGCGCGAAAGTAGCACCAAAAGCACCAACAAACCCGTCTGCCGCGTCAGACATGAAAGCAGGAGAGTGATTAAATGACAGTACAGAATTCCGTACGCAGTTATTTAGGTATTGCTAAAGAAGCAACTAAAGGAACTGCCGTAGCACCAACAGACTTTATCCCGGTAATGGTTGATAGCCTAAAGCCGGTTGATTTAATTGATCCACTTTACGATACTGGACTACGCGGATCTATGGTTACTAACTATAACTATATTCCGGGTCGCACTAGATCTACTTTCGATTTTGGCGGTCATGTGTTTGCCGATACTATCGGTTATTCAATCGCTGGAATTATGGGATCCGTAGCAACAACCGGAGCGAGCGCACCTTTTACTCACACAGTATCCTTGCTCAACGCAAGCGCTACCGGAGCTGACTCACAACCGATCTCCTACACTCTCACCGACTTCTATGCTGCGCAAGTTCGCGCATACGCCGGTATTCAATTCCATGACTTCTCTTTGAAGTTTAACGCTGACGGAATGCTTGAATATGACGCGAAGGGAACAGGTTGGGCTTCTGCTTCGGCTTCTACCCCTACTCCTTCGTTCTCAACTGTTCTTCCTACTCCGGTATGGCGTGGAGCGGTCACTATTGGCGGAACTACAATCACCAACTCTATCTCCGGCTCATTAGATCTAAAGCGTTCAGTAACTCCGATCTACGGCATTTCTACTACGCAAAATCCTTATCAGATCTTTACCGGACCGCTAGAAGTTACCGGCAAGTTTGAGTTTGTTATGGAAGATAACACCGAATTGACCCGTTATCTCACAAACACTCAACCTGCTATTGTTCTAAATTGGAACTACGGATCAGGCGCAAGCGAACTACAACTACAAGCAACCTTATCTAAGGGCGCTTATGTAGCAGCTGTAATTGATCGTGGAGAAGACTTCGTCAAGATCGCGGTAGATGTAAATGCGCAAGCACAAACTACTGACGCTGGATCTTCCGGCGGATTTGCTCCGATCAAGTGGGTTCTAAAGAACGCAAAAGCAAGCGGTACTTACGCGTAACAACTAGATCCGAACAGGCGGGGTAGGTTGATAACGATAGCCTTCCCGTTATCCCACCCGCCTGTTCCTTACGCTACGATAGGCGGAAGGCAACTACTAGGAAAGGCAAATAATGTCTAAGCAAATCAAACTACCTTCGGGAAACACAGTAAAACTCAAAGACCCTAAAGATCTACGCGTAAAAGATCGTAAGCGCGTAATTAAAACTACTGACTCGCAAGAAGGCGATCTATCTAAGGCTATGGCGCTAGGAGAAGCAATTATCGCTATGCTCGTAGAAGAGTGGTCCTTCGATCTAATTATTCCTTCCGTCAAAATCGAGTCTATCGAAGAACTAGAAATGGCAGATTACGATTATCTAATTGAACAGACCAAAGACGCACAGAAAGCGTTGTTCCCTAGCCTAACGGAAAGTGACGATAACACCGCAGACCCAAAAGCGATTACCGCCGACTCCAAAGATTAAAGTGGTTGCTCAAAGGCGGTCATAGGATCGCTGAGTTCGATTATCCTGATGAGCAGTGGTTTTATTATCAAATGGCGGAACGCTTCGGCTGGACTCCGGATCAAGTAGATAATTTACCCGCTAATACGGCGGATTGGTTAATGGCGATTGCGGTGACAGTAGAAGAAGTCAAAGCAGAAAGGATAGATCCGTGAGCGGTGCGATAATAGTCAAGAACCTGAAAGAAGTTCTAGCTGCTATTGACGGCGCTGGAGATCGCATAGAGCAAGGCGCACAGATAGGCATAGCCCAAGCCGGCTTAGCAATTCAACGCCAAGCGCAAATCAATGCTAACACCGGCACACGCCGCCGCGAAGGTAGCCGGATTATTCCGCCTAAGCACATTGGCCCTAGCGGATCCGGACCGAATGTAATTACTGGAACGCTCCGGAGATCTATCCGCACATCAGTATCCTTTGGATTTGACTCTTATATTGCGGTAATTGGTCCAACAGTTGAGTATGCGCGAGCAGTCGAATTAGGCTCACCGCGCTGGAAATCCGGCGTAAAATATCCTTACCTAGAACCGGCGGCTATTGCTCTAATCAAGAGCGGTAAGATTAACCGGATCTTTGTTGGTGCAATTAAGTCTAAGTTAGGTAGGGGATAATGGCTACTACGCTGGAAACCCTAGTTGTAAAATTACAGGCTGATGTTGCGGATCTTAAAGGCGGATTAGCGCAAGCACAAACTTCTCTAAAAGGTTTAGATGAAGGCGTGAAAACCGCCAATACCGGCATGGGTAAGTTCGGTGCTTCGCTCAAAAAACTAGCCGGAGTAATGGCTGCTACCTTCGGAGCGCAACAACTTGTTTCATTTGCTAAAGATACGGTAATGGCTGCTTCTAATATGGAAGAGTCGTTATCTAAAGTCCGAATTGTGTTTGGAGAAGGTGCGGCGGAAGTAGAGAAGTTCGGCGCAGCCGCCGCAAAGAACATGGGTATCTCTAATCAAGCAGCTCTCGAAGCAGCAGGAACTTACGGCAACTTATTTCAAGCGTTTGGGTTAGGTCAAGGCGAATCGCAAAAAATGAGTACTTCGCTGGTCCAACTAGCGGCAGATATGGCTTCGTTCAATAACACTAGCGTTGATGACGCGATACTTGCGCTGCGATCCGGTCTATCGGGAGAAACCGAACCGCTAAAGAAGTTCGGCGTAGCGTTATCCGATGTTAGATTGAAGGCAGAAGCCGCCGCTATGGGCTTAGGAACTTACACGGGAACACTTCCACCGGCAATCAAGTCGCAAGCTGCCTATTCGTTAATTATGAAAGATACTACATTGGCGCAAGGCGATTATGCCCGGACCGCAGACGGAACCGCCAACACAATGAAAACGATGAAAGCGCAGTTTGATGACGCGAAGGTAGCGCTCGGAGAAGCACTCATGCCGGCATTTCGGGGATTGTTATCAGTATTAAAGTTAATCATTCCTATGCTAAAAGCACTTGGCGCTTTCTTCAAAAATAATAAAGATGAAATTAAAGCCTTCGCAATAGCAGTCGGAATTGGATCTGTAGCATGGGGTATCTACACAGTAGCGGTCAAGAGAGCTGAGATAGCGCAGAAGTTATTAAACCTAGCCCAAAAGATGAACCCTATTGGCTTAATTGTAATAGCAGTAGGCTTGCTCGCAGCTGGACTTGTTAAACTATGGAAAAATAGCGAGACATTCCGAAATGTCGTTATTAGTGTCGCTAAGGTAGCAATTAAAGCCTTTGCTTCTGTAATTCCTATGGTCGGTCAAGTCTTCGAAGCCATTATGAAAATTGTTACTGGACCAATGAGATTATTTTTAGGCGTGCTATCTAAGTTACCCGGTGTTGGCAAATACGCCAAGGGAGCCTTAGATACAATCAATAAAGGATTAGACGGTATCTCTGATTTCGCAGATAAAGCAGCGAAGAAAGCTAATGATTTAATTACCACTCTCGACAATGTCGGTAAGGCTAAAGACAAAGCAGAGGGGGCTGGATCTAAAGGCAAGGGTAAAGGTAAAGGTGAGGGTGCGGGCGAAAAGAATGCTGACGGCTTTGTGGATCCTGCTGCGGCAAAGAAAGCTGCGGCTTTGGAAGAAAAAAACCTAAAAAAATTAGAGGGATATAAAAAGAAAGTCACAGACATTTATAGTGACATGAACGAAGTTATTGTTGAAAGCAAAGAAAAACAAGCAGAAGCCCTAGCGCAGCGTGACGAAAGAATTGCTGATGCCCATAAGTCACATGGCAAGACAGTAACGAAGTTGAATGAGCGGTATCAAGAAGCCATGTCTGAGGCTAGTAACCGCTATAACAAACAGAAGATCGCACTCAATGAACGCTATCAAGAGCAGTTAGAGTCCGCCCAAAAGCGCTATGACGAAACCGCCCGTGACGCTCGCAAGCGCCATACGGACAATTTAATCAAGATCTCCCAAGAATATTCAGAGAAAAAGAGAGAATTAGATTACAAATTACAAGAGACATTATCTGACCTGACAGAAAAAGCCGAAGAAAAACGCCTTGATGTAACGGCTAAGGGTCAAGAAAAACTTCTAAGCATTATTGAGAAAGGTCGTGAGCGCCTTCGTTCAGCATGGGAAGGCGGCACCGCTTTTAATATCAAAGATTTATTTGGTAAAGATGTTAAAACTCAGGGCGCGTCAGGATTGCTAGAAGGCTTGAAACAACAACTATCAGCAACGCAAACATTACAAACGCGAGCAGGAGAGTTAGCAGGTAAAGGTTATACGCAAACTTTTATTGAGCAAATCGTAAAGGCGGGTCCGGCAGCAGGAACAGAAATGGCTGACTCTTTATTAAAACTAGACGCTGCTACGCAAACGCAAATTCAAGAACTTTATATGAGCCTAGAAACTTTGAATAAAGACGGCATGAACTCATTGGCGGAGTCCATGAATAATTCTCAAAGTTTTGCAACCGCCGAACTGGCTGAAATGTATGAGGCTACTAAACAGGAGATCGCGAAAGCGTTATCTGACATAGATACTGAACTTGTTAAAAATATCGCAAAAACGCAAAAAGAATATGAAAGATCTTTGGCGGAAGCTGCGAAGACCCGTGATGAAAAACTAGCCGAATCGTTTGAAGCCCTTAATACCGCGTTGGCGGCTGCCAATGAAGAACTTTTGGAAGCCCAAAAGCAAGCTGCTAGTGAATTACATAAAGGACTTGCTGAGGCCAAAGAGGCATTTCTAGCAGCCCAAGAAGAAGCCCAAAAAGATTTAAGTAAAGGATTAGCAGAGGCACAAGCCGATCTTACCGAGAAATTAGAAGAGGCTCAAAAAGATTATCAAAAAGCAATAGACGAAATTGCTAAAGAGACTGAAAAGAAGTTAGCAGAGCTGCGTAAAAAGTTAGCCGAAACGGCAGCTGCAATGGCTGCTATGGGAGCGGCGGCTGCGGCGGCTGCGGCAATGCAGGGAGCGCCTTCCATTGGCGGCGGATCTACGGGCGGCGGATCTACGGGCGGCGGCGATTATTATGCGACTAAAGCCGCAGGATATTATGGATCAACAGGCTACGGCGGTATGACCCAAGCGGAAATAGCAGCAGAGTTGAGGCGCGAAAGTGGAAATAAAGGCGTAACATTGAACACAACAATTAACGCTACTACCAACGCGTCAGCTGCCAGTATTGCTAGTAGCGTAGTGGCGGCACAAAAGTATGGACAAGCGGTGACAGTAAGTCGCACCGGCGGCTTCAATATGGATAAGTTTAAATAATGGTTAGCGTTCTTTATTCCTTCTCTTTCAACGGGCAAGTCTTCGGCGGCGCTGGATCCCCGTATCAAATTCAATCGGTAGAAGGGCTGGAGTCTTTACCGGAGATCCGTAGGCAAGATGATAACCGGGGCTACGCAGACGGCATGTTTTCCGGGCGTGATTTCTTAGGCGGGCGCTCTATATTCATTACATTTCTAACGCTGGGATCCGGAAGCAATACGGCGCAAGAGAACTACAACACTATTCAATCATATCTATTGCCGCAGACTTCCGGAACTACCCCGTTATTCTTTATGCTAGACGGAACGCAACAGTATATTGACGCTCGCGTTCGCGGCTTACGCACTACGCTGGACCCTAACTACACCTACGGATACATTGTTTCGCAGGTAGAGTTTTTCTGCCCGGATCCGTCTTACTATAACGCCAACGATCAGACCGCGACCCTTCTCTATTCACCGCCTACGGGTCGTATCTATAACCGCACTTACAATTTGACCTATGGCGGCGGCAGCTCGGTCATCACTACCACTATCAGCAATACCGGGTGGGCTACGGCTTACCCTATAATCACTATCAATGGACCTATCACCAACCCGCAAATAGGATCCGTAACTTCCGGAGACTCGCTGCTATTTGACGGAACTTATAGCGATACGGACTTTCTTGAAGTAGATCTCTATAATAAGTTAATTACGCTTAACGGCGTATCTGCCCGTAATTTGCTAACATCGGGTACTTGGTTTTCGGCACCACCCGGAAACTCGAACTTCTTCCTTACTGGACTCGCAGGTAGTACGCTAGTCAATGTAACTAAGGCAGTAGTCGAGTGGAATTCGGCTTACATTTAGGAGATTAAATGGCACTACGCACACCACCTTCTTGGTTACAAAACGGATCCCACCCGGCAGAAAATGATCGCCTGACCGCGCAAGCTATCTTTGCGACTACGGGTATTGTTACTAGCGGATCTATGGCGGTATCGGCTAACTCACCGGTGGGCATGAGTGTTCTTGTTGCGAGTGGTTGGGCGGCTATTGTAGGAACAACACAAGCCAACATGGGAACTTATTTGGCTTACAACGATGCTACCGATACTTTGGCTATTGCTACTGCGGATCCTACAAACCCAAGAATAGATCGAGTCGTAGTAACTGTTAATGACGCTTACTACACCGGCGCGACCAACAATGTTGTGCTATCGGTTCTTACCGGCACTCCGGCTGGATCTCCTACTGCTCCGGCTACTCCGGCTAACTCTATATCGTTGGCTACTATTGCGGTAGCAGCTGCCGCGCTATCTATCGGATCGGGAAACATTACCGACACAAGAGTATTAGTTACTACTAACCTACCTACCGGAGACATTACGGCAGTTACCGCCGGCACAGGATTAAGCGGTGGCGGGTCAAGCGGCGGCGTCACTTTGAGCATTGATACTGCGGTAACGGCAGATTTATCTACCGCGCAAACGCTTACAAACAAAACTTTAACAACACCAACGCTTTCTTCACCGCTTATTAACTTGGGTATCAACGCCCAAACCGGAACTACTTACACAACAGTACTGGCAGATAACGGCAAATTGACTACTCTAAGCAACGCTTCCGCAATAGCGGTAACTATTCCGCTCAACTCATCAGTAGCCTATCCCGTAGGCGCACAGATCAATATGGCGCAGCTCGGAGCCGGACAAGTAACAGTATCCGGAGCCGGCGGCGTAACTCTTGTATCTACCGGCGCAACGGCGGCTACTCCTAAAACTCGCGCACAGTATTCAACGCTGACTTGTGTTCAGACTTCTACCAATAATTGGATAGTAATGGGAGATATTTCGTGAGTCGGCAAGCCTTAACCCCTACTAATGTTCCGGCGAGCGCTTCGGCTATATCTACGCCTACGCTGCGCACCGGAGATCTTTATTACAACACTACTACCGGACTTATGGTTTATGACGGAGCAGCTTGGCAACAGGTCAGCTCCGGCGCTGCTACCGAGATAGACGCGGGAGTGTTTGATAGTATTGCGCCATATAACGGCGGCAGCCCAACGACAACGGCAACACAGACTTATGACGGGGGTACTCCATAATGGCAGTAGTAACGCAAATTCAGATCCGGCGCGGAACTGCCGCTCAATGGACTTCGGCAAACCCTACTCTCGCAGCTGGAGAGTTTGGCTACGAAACCGATACCAATAAAGCCAAAATCGGTAATGGGTCGAGCGCTTGGACCGCTTTATCATACGCAATCTCCGGAGCTGCTGGAACAGTTACAAGTATTATTGCTGGAACTGGACTTTCCGGCGGAACTATTACTTCTACCGGCACGATAGCAATAGATACTGCTACTACGGCAGATCTCACTACGGCGCAAACACTTACCAATAAGACTCTCACCGATCCTAAAATAAACTTAGCAATCAACGCACAGACCGGAACTACTTATACTTTTGTATTAACTGATAATGGAAAAGTAGTGACCGCTTCTAATGCTTCCGCGATTACTATAACTATTCCGCCTATCTCTTCAGTTGCTTACGCAACCGGAGCGCAGCTCAATGTCATTCAAAAAGGCGCTGGACAAGTCACTTTTGCGCAAGGATCCGGAGTCACTATTCGCAGCACAGGCGCAACCGCTACCGCACCTAAACTTCGCGCTCAATACTCATCTGCCACTTGTATTCACGAAGGCTCTGATGTCTGGTATGTAGTAGGAGATATTGCCTGATGCCTATTCTTGGTCTTATCGCTTCTTCTACCCGTCAAGGATTAGCAACTAATAGTTACGAGTCAATTTCTACTCCTACTATTTCAGGGAGTGCTAATTTTGTTGATTTTACTTCAATTCCGCAAACATATAAGTATTTACAAATTAGATTCTCTGTTATTGGAAGCGTCCAAAACTCTGATATTACTTTTCAATTTAATAGTGATACTGCTTCTAATTATACATATCATGAATTGCGTGGTAACGGAAGCACAACAACCGCTTCTGGTAACGGCTCAACTACTTTTGGTTATGTTGCTACTAACGCTACAAATTCAACCTATCCTTGCGTGGGTATTGTAGATATTTTTGATTACGCAGATACAAATAAAAAAACTACTGTACGGACAGTATCAGGTAAAGACGAAAACGGCGGGGGAACTGTACAAATATTGACGGGTGTATATAAACAAACAACAGCAATTACTTCTATTAGATTTGACGCTGGAACTACAATAGCCACTAACTCAAAAATTGCTCTCTACGGAATTAAGGGTTAAACATGCCATCAACATACGAAAAAATCCAAACTACAACAATAGGAACGGCAACATCTAGCGTATCTTTTACAAGTATTAGTTCTGCCTATACAGATATTATTTTAGCGTGGGCGTATAAATCTAACTCATCTAATAATCCAACTTTAAGACTTACCTTTAATGGTAATTCAACAGGATATAGCGGTAGGCAAATGGGTGGAAATGGAGTAGCGCCACTTAGCAACAACAATACCAGTGCGTCATTTATCTCTCTTGCTAGAATAGTAGGCGCGCCAACTCCGTCAGGAGACACAGGGCTCGTGCTTTTACATGTTATGGACTATACAAATACAAATAAATATAAGTCTATTTTTTGCCAAGTTAATAGCGCAAGTCAAGGTTCAGAAGTAGATGTAGGTGTTTGGGCAAATAATGCGGCTATTAACAGAATAGATATAGACACTCCGACTAGCACAGATTATGCGGTAGGTTCAGTTATTACTCTCTATGGAATAAAGGCGGCATAATGCCTACAACATATACGCTTATTGAAACAGTAACGGTAACCTCAGGAACTCCTTCTACTATTCTTTTTTCTAGCATACCGCAAACTTATGATGATTTACTTATTAAAATGAGCATGCGAACTAATGAATCAGGTGTTTATTACTCTGATACAGATATTACTTTCAACTCAGAATCTAGTAGGCGTTGGAATGGTATGTATAATATAAATAATACAGTAGCAGGGTCAGCAAATAACGCTTTTAATATTATTGGTCCTAGTACTGCCGCGTTAGTATCTGCCAGTATATTTAGTAATGTTGAGATTTACATACCTGATTACAAGAGCAGTAATGATAAAGCCATAGGCTCTACGGGAGCGCAAGAAAATGAATCAACAAGTAATATTGGCGTATCGTGTATGTCTAATAAAGTAGTAAATGGAACGGCTATCACTAGCGTAGAACTGGACCCCTTTAACGGAACGCTAGTTCTTTATTCTTCCGCATCACTATACGGAATATCTAAAGCATAAAAGGAGAAAGAAATGACACTAACTAAACTGGTTGTGGATTGCTCCACAGGTATTACTTCGGAAGTAGAATTTACTCCTGAAGAAACTATTGAATATGAAATTAGACAAGCAGAATATAATGAGTGGAGAAGGCACCAAGAAGTCGAAGAGCAAGCCAAAGAAGAGGCTAAGGCTTCCGCTCTAGCCAAACTAGAGGCACTTGGTCTGACCGCAGAAGAAGCCAACGCGCTTATTTCTTAATTTAGGAAGGTCGGCAAATGACTACTACCTATCGGTATCTGTTTGCCGATCTACTGACTAACGATATTCTTGCCGAGCTGCCGATTACGGGCGTAGCCTTTACTCAGCAGCTCAATCAGGCTGGAACCTTTACCGGTCATCTTCTAATCTCTGGACTCGATACCGAGAAGTTCAATGTTTTACCGGCTACTATTCCGGGTCGCACCGCGTTATACATAGATCGCAACGGATCCTTGGTGTGGGGTGGGGTGATTTGGGGGCGCGAATACAATAGCGCTGAGCAGGTTATTACCCTGACCGGGCGTGAGTTTGAGTCTTACTTTGAGCGCCGGCGTATAACTACTACTCTTTCCTATGCCAACACAGATCAACTTGCGATTGCTCGCGGGTTAATAAACGCTGCGCAAGCTGCTGGATCCGGAAACATAGGCGTTATAGTCGGAGCTGAGACTTCGGGCATACTGGTAGATCGAGTTTATTATGACTATGAGTTAAAGCAGGTCTATGGCGCTATTCAAGATCTATCGCGGCAGGAAGACGGCTTTGACTTTAATATCAAGGTAGATTACACGCCCGTAACCTTCGTGCCTAGAAAAACGCTTGTGCTGGGATACCCGCGAACCGGCGTAGTTTATTCAAGCAGCTCTACTTCCGCGCCGGTCTTCGAGTTCCCGGCGGGTAATGTGGTGGAGTATGTCTATCCGGAAGACGGAGCCATAGCCGCCAATACTATTTACGCTATCGGCGCTGGATCTAACGAAGGTAAGCAGAGTTCTACGGCGCAAAATACTACGCTGCTGGGAGAAGGTTGGCCCTTACTAGAAGATCAGGCTAACTACTCCGATATTACGGATCAGACAGTTCTTGATGAATTAGCAATAGGTCAAGCCAACGCGGTTGCTTATCCGCCTACTACTATCCGCCTAGTAGTTCCGGCATTCGAGAACCCGGAGTTTGGCGATTACGCCATTGGCGATGATTGCCGCCTTCGGATCCTAGATAATCGGTTCCCGGAAGGGCTGGACTCGATCTATCGAATAGTAGGCTTATCGGTAGAACCGGGAGAAGACGGACCGGAGCGCGTTACGCTTACCTTGACGGAGACTACTAACTAATGGCTTACATAAATCAACCGCCTGATATTCGGCAGCTCTTCGCAGCTCTTGATGACCGGTTGCGCAAACTAGAAACCGCAGTTCGCTTCACGGCTCCGAGCGTGGCAAGCGAGCCTACCTATCCGCGAGAAGCAGACATAATCTACAACAATACTAATGATTACATGGAGTATTGGAACGGATCTGCTTGGGTAGTTTTTGGCGATAATAATTTAGGCGTACCAAAGGTCACTTTCACTAGCACATGGACCGGAACGGGATTAACCTTTACTGGATCTCCTTCTACGGCTTATTACTCGCGCGTAGGCAAAATGATCTTTTTTAATATTAAAATATCTTGCGCTACCGTAACTAATTTTGGAACCGGTAATTATTCTTTAACGCTGCCGGCTGGACTAACGCCCAATGTAAATGCCATAGTCACAGGCGGATTACATCATATTGCTTCCGGAGACCATTATCTGCTTTATGGAGATATTCAATCAGGATCGACTACTTTAGAATTATATTATCCTAAAAGCAATGGCACTATGGAGCGTATGGATCACAATAGTCCGCATACATTACAGGTCGCTGATTTTTTTTATTTTAGCGGCATGTATTTCTTATCGTAAGGTAATCTTCTCGCATGGATATTCAACAATGGGCGGCGCTCGCAGTCGCAATAATGACTCTAGTAGGCGGCTTCGCAGCTCTCGTAAGGTGGCTGGTCAAGCATTATCTAATTGAGTTGAAGCCCAACGGCGGCAGCTCGCTTCGTGATGAGCAAAATAGGCAAGGCGATACAATCAAGCGGCTGGAGTCGCGCATAGATGAAATATATCTATTGCTTATTAATCGTTCTTAGCCTTTCCGGGTGCGGCTATGACGGGTGGGTTCGATATCCTTGCCAAGATCCGGCAAACTGGGAAGCGCCGGAGTGTAATCCACCGATCTGCGAAGCGACAGGCACCTGCACAAAAGATCTATTACCGGGGGTATTTGATGAGTAGAAAGCGACTCAGCAACGAAGAACTACACGCTCGACTCGTAGTAACAATCGGGGTCATGCTTGCCTTTGTCTTTGGCGGATCTATTTTTGCGTTGCTTTACGCTCTTGTTTTCGTCACTCAACCTATGGCGCAAGCGCCTAATGACGCTGCTTTTATTGACTTAATTTCGACTTTATGCGTATTTTTGACCGGCACTCTGTCTGGAATAGTAAGCGCTAATGGGCTAAAATCTAAACCTAAGCCGCCGATAGAGAAGGAGACGGGCAATGACGCTGGCAACTGATGTAGCGCTATTAGAAATTGGATATACCGAAGGCGCAAATAATGATACTAAATATGGAAAATGGTATGGATTAAATAATAATCCTTGGTGCGCTATGTTCGTATCTTGGTGCTTTAATCAGGCTGGACTATCGGAGCATGTAGCAGCAAGCGGCAAAAAAGGTTTTGCGAGCTGCGATGCTGGCATGAAATGGTTTGCGGCTAAAGGTAAGTTAGTGCCGGTAGGAGATGCTAGACCGGGTGATATTGCTTTCTTCCAATTTGACGATGACGCGCAACCGGATCATGTCGGTATTGTTATCAAGAACAACACTAAATTAAAAAGGCTTGTATGCGTAGAAGGTAATACCGCAAGTGGTATTGCTGGATCTCAGTCCAACGGAGACGGCGTATATGAGCGTAAGCGCAGTTACTCTCTAATCATGGCGGTAGCCCGCCCTATCAAGGAGAAATAATGAATAAAAAACAAACCGATCTAATCAAGTCAGCTCTACGCCACTTTGTCTTGGTGGCTATTGCGGTTTATCAAGTCACCGGTGGAGACGCAAAGGCGTTCGCCTATGGTCTAGCAGCAGCTATTATCGGTCCGGCTATTCGCGGCGTAGATAAGAGCGATCCGGCTTTCGGCAAAGTAGCGGATTGGGTCACGCTGGAGATAGACAAATTAGCCAAAGCAGACAAAAAGAAAAAGACGAAGTAGAGTTAGACCCTGCTACGGCAGGGTTTATCTTTTAGGGGGCGGCATGGGTCTATCTGAGTCAATCGCTAAGTTCGATTTTGGGTCAAGTGACGCTTGCCCTTTTCAAACACTACTGAATAAATTGAGTAAAGAAGATCAAGCGGTTATTGCTAATGCTTTTGATCGGGGAGTATCCGGCTACGCAGTATGTAAAGCGCTTAGATCCGAAGGGCACCGCATAGCCGAAGTCTCCATTTATGACCATAGAAAGAAAATATGCCGATGCTTCAAGAAATCTTGAACGATAGAGAAGATCAATACGGCAGCGCAGCAGTTAATTTTGCTCAGGCTGGTCGCGGCTGGGGCGCTATTTTAGGTATAGACGATATCCCGGCGTATAAAGTTGCGTTAATGCTGGACTTCTTCAAGAGTATTCGCTGCGTAGCCAATCCTGCCTACGAAGATAGTTGGTTAGATAAACTGGGCTATACCCGTCATGGCATGGATATAGCGTTATCTGATGAGCCTTGAAAAACGACTCAACGATATGCCGGAAGGCATTGACTCCGAGAATGTCGCAGAGCTGCGCCAAGCCTTACTCCGGCTACAAAAGCAATTAAAGAGATCTAAAGAGCGCACCGAAGATCTAGTAGAAATTACTCAGCAAGCTGCGTATGACGCGATGCTAACTATGGGTAAAGTCCAACCCGTACCGGAAGTCGTACCGGATAAAAGAAAAACAAAAGCCGAAGCAGCTTTATGGCACATGACGGATTGGCAGGGAGCCAAGCGCACCGTATCTTACAACTCAGAGATAATGCGCAAAAGAGTTATGGAGTTTGCGGCGAAAGCAGTTCGCATTACCGATATTCAGCGAGCAGATCACCCGGTAAAAACTTGCCATATTTTATTTGGCGGAGATATGGTAGAAGGCTTATTCAATTTCCCTACGCAAGCGTTCGAAGTCGATGCGACATTGTTTGAGCAGTATGTCCAAGTCTCTCGGTTATGCGTAGATGTAGTCCGGTTTGCGCTCGCCAACTATGAGCAAGTCACAGTAATCCCGGAGTGGGGTAATCATGGGCGTATAGGATCTAAGCGCGACAATGTGCCGAGATCCGACAATTTTGACCGGATGTGCTATGAGTTAGCGCGGCAGCTCTTGGCTGGAGAGAAGCGATTAACTTGGCTGGACTGCCCGGAAGATGTCCAACGCGTAGAAATAGGAGCCTATCGAGCGCTACTTATTCACGGAGACGAAGTAGGTAGAAATGGATTTGCTTCACCGGGCGCAATAGTCCAACACATGAACCGGTGGAGATCCGGTTCGTATCCTTGGGAGTTCCGGGATGTTTATGTTGGGCATTACCATACTCACGCAGAGTGGCCAATGGCTAACGGCTTAGGATCCGTTTATCAAAGTGGATCCACCGAGTCAGATAATAGATACGCCGGCGTGATGCTAGCTGCGAGCGCTACCCCGTCTCAACGCTTACACTTCGTAGATCCCATTAAAGGCAGGGTAACGGCGGTGTATAAAGTATGGTTAGACTAGATAGGCTACTGACTCAAAATAGCGAGCTGCGCCCTGACGGGATCTATAATTGGTCTATTCCGGCGCTCGCCGCTAAGTTATCTAACGGAAAAAACATAAAGACTTGCCCTAACGCTGGAGCGTGTGCCAATGTTTGCTACGCCCGGAACGGCACTTACAATTTTAGTAATGTTAAGGCGCGGCATACCGCTAACTTAGAGTATGTAATCGATGATCCGCAGGGTTGGTTGGCGCAGATGCTAGAAGAAGTCAATCACCCGCGTATGCGCGGTAAATATGTCCGGATCCACGACTCAGGAGATTTCTTTTCGGAAGACTACTTGCGGCTATGGTTGAAAATAGCGCTTTTGACTCCGGATGTGACTTTCTATTGCTATACCAAGGAAGTCTCTATGTTCAAGCGCATAGTCGAATACGACTGCCCGAAGAACTTTCGCTATCTCTATTCGCTAGGCGGCAGAGAAGATAACCTGATAGATCTCGAACTAGACCGCCATGCCGATGTGTTCCCTGATGACGCGGCAATACTGGAAGCCGGCTACTCTAATCAAGATGCTTCGGATCTGTTGGCAATCACCTTACCTTCCAACAAGATTGGCATACCGCAGAACAACATTCCGCAATTTAGAAAGCGGCTTGCTGGTCGGACTTTCGGAGAAGCGCAGCTGGACCGAAATTAATCTTCTTCTTCGTCATACTCGAAGTCGGAATCCCGTATGTCTATGTTGGCTTCTTTAGCGGTATGGAGCGCCCCTGCCATGAGCATTACTGCTCGATTACACATATCGGTTAATTGATCCGGGTAAGTTGGATCCGCAGAGATCTCTATTTGTAAATTGTAAAGAACAAGAAACACTCTTGCTTGGTGCGATTTAGAGTCAGCCATATCTACTCCTGTCCGGTTCCTAAAGGTTACCAAAAGTTACTCCGCGACTCGCCAAGCGAAATCCGGGAAAACCGTAATGTATCAGCGACAATAGACGCGCTGGGGCAGATCGCCCCTTATAGAAAGGAATAAATTATGGCTAAGTTCGATTTAGACTCGTACGAAACCGTAGAAAGCCGCTTGGCTCGATTTTGGAAAGATCACCCGAAAGGCAGGGTTCTCACGGATCTAGTATTTCATGATGAGCGCAGGTTCATCGTCAAGGCAGAAATCTTTTTTGATAGAGATGACCTAAGCCCGGTGTCTTCCGGTTATGCCGAAGAGATCG